TGTAGTAATGGAAGATCTCGAATCTAAAATAGAACACCTAAAAGAAGTTTTGTGCTGGAGAGACATGTATATTGGATACGTTGAAAAATGTATCGCGGAAGGGAAAACACTTATTGATTACGGCTCTTGGTATCGTGAGATGGTAAAGAAATAGACTCTATTTACGACGGAAAACTATTTAATCTAGAAAAGCGTATTAAGGAGTAGAGGAGAATAAACATGGATCTTCAAACTTGGATAGCTAATAATCCTGTAGCATCAGAAATGCTCTGGAAAGGTTCTGCGGAAAATCAGTTAAAATTTATGAGAGACACCATTGGAGAACTTCTCTGGGAAGTTAAAGAAAATCCAGAGGTAAAAGTAATCTCAACCCACAGGTCTAAATCAATTTCCCTTCCTGTCTATCAGTTTACAATGAATGGGATTATATTTATACTACGAGATAACTTCTATAACTGGAAAGTCTCCGTAGTTTCTCAACAAGATATTAATGTAGATTTTGGTAAATTATTTGATCCATCTATAGAAATTCACTCTTGTTATTGCGAAGGATTCCCCGAAGAGTTTGTGTTTGGATCATATAATAAAAGCAAGAAAATGTTTACAATTGACCTTCGTGACCAGTACCAAGTTTATCTTTTTGTGTGGCTAGTTAGACAATTTATAACCCGAGGATGATTTAAATGATAATGTCAAAAGAAGTCCACGAGTATGAAATCAAATCCCTAGAAGAGTCAATTTCTAGACAAATTGATGCCATTGTTGAAGATCTTATTAGCACAAAAGAATATATTCAGAGAAGAATATCTCCGGAAGGAGTATTTCCAAAGAATAATATAATGGATCTTGCCATAAGACTTGGACAACTCAGTGTAATGAGGGACATTGAGTTCCTTGATCGAGAAAAGAGGGAAGGGGCGAGTGGTAGTGTGATGAAATCAATAAAATTTCCGAGGGATTGAGTTGGACAAAGAGGCAGAATTATTAGCGTGGACCGTTCTTTCATGTCCAAAGGCGGGATTTCTTACTAATCCAGATAAAACTCGGAAACATTTCATAGAAATAAACGGAGAAAAAGTGGTTTGTATCGCAAAAGGCGGAGAATGTAGAGTTTATGGAGAGTTTTACACTGGATCTTTGAACTCGAAAGAATCTTGGGTTACTCCTGTAATTTCAGAAAGTTGTCCGAATTCCTGCCCGTATAAATATCTGGTATGTAATGACCTTCATAAAGATCATGACTACATTGAATATTATCCAGAACATAACAAATATCGGGAGTTTAAAAGATATTGCAAGCATTTCGAAATGATACCAGAACCAGATATGACAGAAGAAATAGTCTGTTTGAGCCGTAAATTAGGAGAATGTTATGGACATCAATGAATTTCAAAGAATCATGAAAGAAGTGGGTCGCGCAGCCGTCGCTTACATGGGAAAAGTTTATCCAATTTCCTGTTTTGAGCCTTGCGGACCAAAGGAAGCTACGTTCCGAATGGAGAAAAATGGTGCGATTATAGGAGTTAAAAACCAAAGAGACGCATCTTCTCCATATCCAGGAACATATTTCAGATTTAAAAATGGAGAAGTTTTAGACCTAATAGAAGAAACAGATCTTCTTAATAGACAAATAATTAATATAAAAAAGGAGAGATTTTATAAGGTCCAAAAACTTCTAGATTTAGGATATGCGAAAGCGGTTGGAATAATCGGTTCTAAAGTACAGTTTATTATTGTTTCTCCAGATAAAGAGTGGTTATCATCAATAGAAACGATTGGGCAGGTTTTTATGGAACAAAGACCACCGATGTTTATAATTGATTGGGAGGTGTAGTAAATGACCAGTTCAAAATTTCCTTTCGAATCTTATGAGGCTCGAAAAAGTTTAGATATGTCTGTTATAATTCCAAGTTCTGCAAGAGAGGACTTAAGTAACGCCTTGAATTCTTTGAGAGAACTTGAGCGGAAGTTTGAGAAAATAAGAAAAACGGCTGAAATCCTAAAAATAGAGAGGGACAAAGATGAGCGTCTTGATGAAATGGCTGCGGGATACCAACTAGCTAGAGATAGTAGCATAGAATTACTAGATCTAATTTTAGATGAGGAATTCTAATGATTACCTTAAGACTTAAAAAGATAGAGGAATAGATATGAGTCCCGAAGAAACAGAATTGGTAAGAGGGATATTAACCTCATTACAGACTACATCAGTACATGGCTTTGATATTTTGGTTCAGGGAACAACAATTGAAGGGATAATCAATGTAGTTGTAATACTATCATCAATTATTGTTGCTATTGTTGCATGGAAGATTACGTATGATCGTGCGCAAAAAGCGGAAAAGAACACAGATAGTCTACCTCCCGTTGTAGAGTCTGCTATATGGTGTTTAATACTCGGATGTTTAGCGGCATTTATATTTACTATTATTGGAGATAGTGTGATGTCGATTATTGTTCCCGAATACGTGGTGATAAACACTATAGTAGAAAAAGCAGAGGGAATGGCGACAACATAGAGGAGAGAGACTAAATATGGCTCTTAGCAACTGGGATGATAAAGCATGGGATATAAAAGGAAATCCTATGCCAAGTATTATCGAATTCGGAACTGTATCGGTCGAAGTATACAAGAACTGGTTGTATGTAAAAGACCCTGCTGCATGGGACGAAAATAGCGTGTGGAGTTCCCCAAATATCATGGAAATTAATGAAGGAGATTTTCAATATAAAAGGATTCTTATTCGTGCTATCAGAGGACCTCAGAATTCTATCCTAACGCGGATTCAGTGCGGGTACATAAACGATTCAGATTATGCCGTAATGTACGTTATTGGAGCATATGGATATGATGACAGCGGAGATTTTGTCGGGGTTCTTCCAGAGACAGTAACCGAATTTAGGAAGTGGCTTAAGAAGGAATACAGCATTCCGGAGTTCAAGTAATGAATCCTAAAAACTTTTTTGTTTTAGATCCTGTCGGGGAATTACTCTATTTTGAGGAAGAACTTAATAAAAAAGTCAGGTCAATAGAAAATCGCGCAGAATTAATATCTTATTATGATGAAAATTATTCCGATTTAAAAGAAATTATAGAAAACTTAAGTCCGCAATATATATCTGCTCTTCTTGATGGGTTAGAAACTAGAATAAAACTAGATATTAAAACCAAGAAAATAAAATATAAGAAAGAAATTAGAATGAGGCAAAATAAAAGTTTAGAATATTATGATAGAAAGATTTAAATAGGATAAAATATATATTGTTATAAAAAAGAATTTTAGCAAGGAATAAACATGGAAACAATTAACTACAATCAAATGGATAATGTTGAATTCGATATCCTTATGGAGTCAATCGAAAGACGACTTCGGCAAAAAGCGGACGAGATAAATGTTACTCGTAAAAAGCTCGATAGCGGTGGTTTGCTTAGATTCGATACTAAGAGAATTTGCAACGATCTATTGAAAGTTATTGCTCAAATTGAAGCAGCTACACCCGAAGCTTTTATACAAACTTATCCAAAGAATCCGGATGCGAGTGGCGGCGCGGTTATTGATACTACTGAATAAATTTTAGTAGTATATTTTTTTTTCAATCTTCTATAATTAATTCTTCTTTTTCATTTTTCATAAACATTTCTTCTGCTCTTTTCTTTCCCAGTTTTGCGTCCATTCGCGATATTTTAGCTCTGCCCCAAACAACTCCTGTTGTTCTTTCTATAAAACAGATTTTTATTTGAGCATTTTTTAGAAGTCGTCTTACTATTTTTAGTTCTCTCCTCATTATTTTGTTTTCTTTATGATAATGTTCATTATCTTTACTCAGTTCTTCGTTTTTTGCGATTAAAGAGGCATCTTTAAGTTCTTCCTTAGTTGGTTTGCTAGATGCCCATTCATGTTTCTTCTTATCTCTTGGTTTTCCAAATTTCTTTGTAATCATTTTTTCAATGTCTTTAACTTCTGTGTTTTCGTCTACTAAAAAAAATGGCATATTTCTTTCAGAAATTACCGTGATTTTTACTTTCATGGATTCATCTCCATTGCCTTTCTAGCTCGCACAACTAGACAATCCATACTATGTAAAACAATGTTGCCATCTGTGATGCGTGGTGTTTCGTGGCAGAAAATACAGACATTTGTTTCGTTCGGAAATTGTAGTGAATTACTTTCCGCCAGTTCCTTTACAATGCCTTCCAATCGATCCATGTGGCAAGAATCGACCGGCGACAGGTCCGCCCCGACGGAATTCGGCCATATCTGGATGTCGTCTACTCTGAGCAGAGTCCCGACATGCAACTGATGAATGTCTGCAAAATGTGCTCTCACGTTTTCCCTTCCAGGATGTGTGCCAATTTCTTGCGAGCCTCATCAACCGATTCTTGTACATCCATAAACTGCGAATATGCGGCAAGATGTACATGCCGAATTCGTTCTGATTCTGCTTGGACATATGCGGTTTCCAACTTTTTATATTTTTCATATCCGAGAACCTGTTCCTTGGCAAGCTCCGCTGGTTTCAGACTGCGAGAAGCAGCTAAAGTACGAAAGGTGGCATCTTCTGCCAGAGGAAGGCGGATATGAATAGGTTCGCCTTTGGTCTTATGGCGAGCCAATTAGACCACCTTCTTATCACGTATCCAATTAGCTATCAGAAGCGCATCACGTTTAAGTTCGGGATCGACCATCTCATGAGTATACACGGGTCGCCCGATGACTTGAGCAACTGCTTTGTTGAATATAGGAAACTCCATGCATAACCGTGCGCTGTTGAATTGGAACAGCACGATATCCTCTGGCGGCCAATCCTCACAAAACTTAGATTCGTATAGTTCAACTGCCATTTCTTTGCCAATGTCTATCCAATTGATAGACCATTCCACATTCGTTTGCGCTATCTGCATCCAATCGACCTCTCACATTTCACTATATTCATATACACAGCCTAACTATTTAAGCGTTACGGTATCTGTTATATTCTTTATTCCTCCAAAATTCTTTCCAATTTCTCCCGAACTTTAATATTTATTGGATCACCGTCTAATACAAGCCAAGGATCGTCTGGATCGCAGTTATAATTTTGACAAAACGCTAATCTTTGTTCTTCTGACTCAATATAGGCTTTTACTATCGGGTCATTCCATTTATCTACAAACTCCTTTAGATGCTCTCCTACCATTATGGACCACGAGAAAGTTCCTTCTCCTTGTTCTCTTTCATTTAAAAGTTTGGTTAGTTTGTTGTTCCACTCTATCAATTCTTGGATGTTCATTTTCCTGCCCCTTATCATCATCTTAGATCTTTTAAAATTTTCCCCAATTTCTCCCGAGCCCTATCCATAAATGGTTCTTTTCTTAAACCGCCGACATTAAACCAAGTGCAGACACCTTTTCCATATCCATCATTCCAGTAAATCCTTTCGGCTTCTGACTCAATGTAAGATAAAGCGGTGCGGGCACGGTGTAGCCGTCATAGGCGCAGCCACGCACCCAGAGACACGCGGTTCTATTTTAGATATCATCCGATCACCCTGATAAATCAAGATATTACCCATCGGATATTCTGGTAATGTGATCGTTAGATTATCCGAGAAGTTCTCGTTTATCCAGATAGTTATATCTTGATTCAATTCTGCTAAATAGGATTGGTTAGCAGTAAGATTTGACGTATTAAACTCGTCGTCTGCTCTACATTCATGTATCACATCCCAATCACCAATTGTTGACATTATACCAACGGCGGCAAATGTACATATCAGGATTACCAACAGCCACGGAAACTCTTCTTTCATTGTATTCTCTCTTTCTCCTAACCTTTTGCTGTTATCATCCCTCATCGTCGATCGTTTCTACTACTCTTCTGATATCGCTGCTTTCTCTCGGCTTTCTGTACTATCCGATCAATCTTCTTTTGTTTCCGTTTCTCTTCTTTGGTTATTGTGGCGATGTTCGCCGGGCCGGATAGATCGACTTTCAGAAGAACACCACGATCCGAATAATGATCAATGGTGGCATCGGTGCATTTTCTTCTATTGATGCCAACAGAGGTACTTCCGGGATAGAATTTTGGTATGTAAGCCATTTTGTAATATCTCCTCCACGCATAATACAACTTTATCTTATTTAAAGTTATCTCTTTTCCAGCATATTCGATCTATCTTTTTCTGTTTTCGCTTTTCTTTTTTAATTTCTTTTATAGGATCTTCCCAAATAGGTTCCCACCTTATTGTTTTCTTAAAATATAAACAATTCTCGATCACCATCCCTCCTCATCTTTTACTATTTTAGTTTGTTTTTCTCCACCCGATTCAGTTTTTAACCATTCTTCTTCTTCCTCTTCTTCATAGTTATTGTCATCATCATCATCATCATCTATTCCGTTATACTTAATTTTGAGCCATTTCTTTCCTTTATGGATACCTTTGTTTTCTATACTTATGGAATAGATTTTCTTTAAATCTGGTTCTATTCTCTTTAGACGAGTTAACAGGGCGTTTGCACTACTTGGATATTTTCTATCATTTCCAAACTTACCACCATCAGACATCCATTCATTAAAAAATTTAGAGAATAAATAATCCGTAGCAATTCCCAATCCCCTTGTATTATTGAAATCCTTATCCCCGAAATTCTTCGCGAACCAGATAAAGAAGTCTGTTACAGGTTCTACTTCCAGGGTGTTTGTACTCAATCCGATTTGGTTTATTTTATATGCAGCATCAAATGTTGTTTTCATTCCAAGAGCTTTAGAAATATACTTTCCTACAGAAGCATAAGTAGTTAGCCTGAATCCTGACGTTTCTCCTTTTTTGGGAAGTCCTTCTTTAATGTATCCTTGGACCAAAGAAAGAAGACTACCAAAGATCTCACTTCTACATTTTTCGTATTCTTCCACGAGATCTTCTTCAGACAAATAAGAATCTTCGGGTCTAGAAATCTCAATACTTATTGTCCTTTCGGCTAAATCTCCAGATCCAGAGTCGAATATTTGTGAATTAATTGCCGTAATAATAAGTTTACTTCTAATGTCAATCAAAACTTGATCGTTAGTAGTATATAATTCACGGGTAGGAATAACTCCTCCGGTTACAACATTACATAAAATATCTGAAGTTTCCCTATCTATTTTACTTATATTATCTAATACGGCAACCGCATTGTGAGAAAGAAGACCTATCAAGTAGTTTAAATCGCGAGGCTTATTTACAAGAAGCTCTGAAGAGTTTCCTTCTACCGGGTCTAGAGTCCTTTTAAGTATTCTACCCATAAAAGATTTTCCACTTCCTCTCGTTCCACAAAGCAATAAAATAGGGGTCTGCGCCCAAGGAAGAAGCGCTGTGACCATCCATGTTAAAAGCAAAATCTTTTGTGCATGATCTTTTACATTAATTATTCTAAATATTTTTAAAACATTCTCTCTTCGTTTTTTATTTGGAACAACTTGAACTCCGATGTTTGTTTCTTTAATAAATGTTAAATTTGTATCAGGGAATATCCCCATTGCTTCTGGAGTAATTTTTACAAAAGTATTATTTCCTAAATCATATGTTATTTCCTTTTGATTTCCACCTATTCTTCGATAAATTTTTGTTTTTTCTCCTACAGACATACATTTTCCACAAAAATAATCTACAACATAATTTAAAACACTAGCAGGAGGAAGTTTATCTAGTGCATTTTCCGCCAATCTTGTTACCCAATATCTTGTGATCTTAGAATTTATTGGAAGTAAATTTATACCTATATCTGAAATATCAGATAACTTAAAAAAAGAATTGTTGTTGTGATCTTTTATTAATGTAACGTTTTCTTCCACTAGAGAAATTACGTCATCAGTCATCGTCCGTTTTTGTTTTTTTATTCCTTTGTATTGCTCAAAAATTTCTGCATCTGTTAAATTTGTATAGGTTTTTATGAGGGAAAACAATCCCCCCGATTTTTTACAGGAGTGACAAAAATAACCATCGGCATAAATACTCATAGAGGCAACTTTATCGTCATGGTTGGGGCATAGAACCTGAAGATATCTTCCGCCATCATATGCAATTGAAAGATTATGTTCCCTTGCCCATTGAATTGCCGTAGGAACGCCTTTCCCTTGCTTCACATCTGGGACAACTTTAGGCATGATTTGAGATAGATGTTTTTCAATATCATCAATTTCATCTGGCTCATCATTATTTATCCAATGGCGAATGAATTCATTTCGGGTTCCTGCTTTTTCTTCCTCTTCTTCTTCTTCAATTTCTTTGGGAGATAAATCACGCGAAGGAAGAATAGCATATCCATTTACTCCTTTTAGATCAAGGGCAATTCCATTTAATCTTGTTATTGATTTAGGAATTACCATGCTTCTTATTAAAAAAGAGATTCCGCCACTTGGCGTCCTCATGACGCAATGAGGAAATTGTTTGCTCAGATACAAGTCATAAAGATTAGGGTCATCTACATCAACCAACACAAGATTATCATATCCTGTTAAAACTGCCCAATCTGCGTTGTCCCAATTTGCAAGCCAACGAAGAATTTGATTTTCTGAAGGTTTATTATTTTCAGACGATTTAAACTCACTCCATTGAACAAATGGAGCTTTTTCGTCGTTTTCTCCTGTTTTTTCATTTATGTGCCCTTTAGGTCTGACAGGGATTAATCCCCATCCTTTGTCGATATACTGCTGAATTAGGGAAGTCATTGGAAACACATCTCGTCCTGTATGCTTCAGAGACTGAAGCGAGGGTAGCCTTCTAGTTTAGACTTAATCCTATTTAAACTTGGTGATACAGGGAAAACCTTAAATAGAATAGGTTTAATATTACTGATAATGTCTCGAAAAACCTATAAGAAAAAGATAACACCCAAAGATTCGAATTTCTTGGGTGAGAAAGTTATTAGTTTGGAGACTGAACTTAAAGCAGTAGATATTATTACCGACTCAGATGGGGTTATAGATCAGGATAATGTTTTAAAATGTGCAGGACCTTCCGCGTCTCTTATCCAAGATATCATAGAGGGAACAATAGAAACTGGATTTCCGCCATATCCTGACTCTTTATTTGTGGATGAACACTTTAGGTTTTTCGAACCAAAAAGAAAAGACAGAATTTTTGGAAATTGCATTTTGTTGTTTCCCAAAGGATGTTACGTCGGAATTTATATGCCATCCGATGAGTATCAATTCTGTTCTAAGAAATCTCTGCTTGAGTTTTTGAATGAAATTGATGTCGCAAAAGATCCTTATGAAGTTCGCGATCTGGTTAAAGAGAGATTTAACGGATGTCCGTTCGGTATCGTTGGTGGTTACAAAGAAAACGAACCCGGAACAACTTATAATGTATTCTGGGTAGATGAAAGAACTCGGATTTATTACGATTGTTATAACAAAAAGATTATTGAAAATTTTACTCCGTTAATTGTGGTGATTTAAAATGGATGAGCATAGTCAGTAAATAGGATTTGTGGTGGTTTAGAATGGACGAAAATAGTCGGTAAATAGGGTTTGTGTGATTTAAAATGGCAAATTGGTTGGAAACTGGACTTTGTACATATGATGGACCAGAAGCGGATCTCCCTCTTGGAGGCTACTCAAAGATTCCTGGATGGTATCCCGAGAAAGTAGCTCTGCGATGGACCGTAATGGACGCAGAGAACGAAGAGACTGGAACGGCTGAGAAGAAGACTAAAGAGCTTACATCGGATGATATTATTCTCGGCGTAACTCTTAACACAAAAACTCTAGCAGCGATCGAGAAAACATACGGGAGCAATTTCTATCTCGTTAAAGCTGCCAACGCGGGACCTTGGCTAACTCCCGAACAGTGGTTTTCTGCTCACGAAGGAACAAATGGTCTTGGACTTGTAGCGATTAGAAACATGAGAAGAAAATTGTCTGGTGACGGAATTAAGTTTTAGGCAAATTATTTTTTATGAGTACTGAAACAAATTTCACCGTGATCAATGAGACGATGGTCTGGTTCTGATGGACGACTCTTGCGTGATGGAAGGTGGCAAGAAATACCGGGTGCTATGGAAGATTGGCACCGATGGATTGATTGCCCCGGTTTTTGAGGAAGTGGAAAAGGATGAGTAATCGCACGACAGAACCCACCAATAATTAGTATATAAATTAAACACCATGCGCAAACCTTAAATAACATTAAGTCTTTCTACATTATAGAGGTATTAACCTTGAGAAAGATTTTGACTGCTATGGTTATAATTGCTCTAGCCCTCGTAGGAATGGCTGGAGCTGTGGATTACTTTGTAAAGACCGATAATGTAAGAATAGCTCCCTTTAATTTGAGTAGAACCGATTCTGGCGTTTTTGAAAGACCGTTCTTTACTACAGAGTATAGAGGAGTTGAAGATATGGGGACATATTTGACTCCTTCCCAGATAGAATTTGTTTCTGATAAAGGTGATGGAATTCCTATGGGTAATGTAAGTCCAAAGAGAGCTTATATTGGGAGTGTGAATAAGCTAAATTGAGTAGGTGTTACTCAATTTTTCAATATTTGAGTAACACCTACTCAAATATTTTTTCATCAATTAAATACAAACTCTTTTTTCTATCCAATTTTGGATAAGTTATTATATCCTTCTTTTTTAGTGATTTTTCTCCAGATCTATATAAGTTGTAAACAAAATCCATATCAATAAAATAACATTCTTTAGGTTTTCCCGGACCCATTCGACATTCTACAGCGAGATATCCTTTTCTTCCTGTTTGTTCCACAAAAAAATGTTCTCTATCTAGTTGATGGATTCCATCTGCTTCAGAGAATCTTGATTTAAAATTTAACGATTTATATTTAGTAAAATCTATAGATTTACACTCGCACGCAAAATAATATTTTTTAGAAGAAGAGTCCGACAAGAAATCACAATATTGACCCCGCGAGTATTTATTCTGAAACAAGCGATGGGCAAGGGCTTTTATGTTATTATTCTTGTAAAAAAGATTGAAAGATTTTACCAAAGAATTTTCCATTTCTGTCATTGGAAAATAGATAGAAGTTATACTATAAAAAATATTCTATTAGTAGGTTCTGTTTTCTACAAAAACATGCCAAACAAAACGATCTATTTGCACGGTACCTAAATATTTGTATGCATCCAAATTGTCAAGGTCCCATCCGGTGCCATAAATAAGAAAGTGTTTAGCGGCAGTTAACATACTTGGATCGACCTTTGCCCAAATTACAATCTCGCGATTTTGTACTCCAACAGATAGTATTTGGGAATCTATTGGCATTGAAACGAATTGAGATTCAGAAAGTGACAAAACATATTTAAATATTTTCATGTGATCCTCGGTTGTTCTGGAAGCCTATTCTTAAAATCTGGGCAATCTTTCTTGTGATGCGAAAATGTACAATGAACTCCCGTTAATGTACAGGATACTGGTGCGTATGAAATATGGTACTCATTTTCACAAACTTCGTTCATCTCTGGACTTTCCTATAGTTCTCATAGAAATCCAACCAAACATCAACAAAATCCTTCTTAGGGATATTATAATATTTGCAGGCGACTTCTATTGCTTCTTGCAGTTTAGATGTTTTGATCATTGAGTCTTGAGTGGCGTGACTCTTGATGAATGAATTTACAATTTGATTATATTCCTTTCGACTCCTTTTCATCCTAATACTTCCTTTTTGGGTCAATGTATGCTACCCTATCCCGATGATAACAATCTGGTACCCGTTTTGCTTTCATGGTCCAAGGAGGGATCAAGTCATAAGGAACCGCTTTCCGCCAGACTATTTTCGCATCTTTGAAACTCCAGCATTCTGGAATTCCATGTGGATTTCTGCTATTGTAGAAGTTGTTTCGACAGCCCTCACAATAAGATTTATTCATATTAGATTTTCCTATTTTCTTTCGGCATTAAACCACACCCAGATCGATATTTTAAATATGACGTTTGACCGTGAGAATCTGATATAGTATCTTTCTCTTCGCACCAAAGTTGACATTGAGATCCTATACAATCTTCTCCGCTTGCGCCTGATCGTGCAATAGTCAAAAATGGACACAATTTCATTTCTTTTCCTCGTCACTTTCAGGACACTTCGGACAAACAAAGTATTCGTTGAAACAAAATGGATACATTCCTGCGTGATAAGGGAGATCCTGAAGAGCTTTTACAAATGGATAAGGAACCATTTCTCCCTCCTTAAAGTTTCTTGTACAGGAGATGTGACAATCTCCCGGAACTAATTCTTTAAATTTACAAGTCATTTTATACCACACCCATCCATTTACTTCATTTCCGGTCCAATATCCGTGATATTTCTTTCCCTCGATACGAACCCAAACGGATTTCACTCCATCTAAAGACAATGCACTAATATTTCCTAGTTTAAATTTGGTATTAACTGCGTTTATCAGTATTATTTCTACTGGGCCAAGTTTTAGGAACATTTATTTTGCCTCCAACACCTATAGGTCTTTACTACTATTTATACTTTTCTAATGCCAGTCACCGACAACTATTTATTTGATTCAATCTAAAACGCTCGTATGGAAGGATCTCTTTTTAATGACGCTACCGCTCCATGCTTTGACGTGGAACCCTATCGAGCTACTTGTGAACAATTTGCTATCGACGTAAATCCAAGTACGTGTTATGGTGAACGAGATGGTCAGAATAACGCGAATAAACGAATAAAAGATCAAATTGTGGGCAAACTTGGGGAATTCGGAGCCTGTCTATATTTAAGATCTAAAGGGTGGTCCGTGGAATATCCAGATACAAACATTTATTCATCTCACGAAAAGAATTGGAGTCATGATCTTTTGGGTAAAATAGCTGTAAAATCTCAAGATACCGATTCAGAAAATAAATATGGAAGATCTTGGGTCTTTCAAAGGTCTGATACGATTCATAAGAATAAAGAAACGATTGTAATATTTACATCTGTAAATTTAACAGAAAATAAAGTTTTTATTCGCGCGACAAGGAGAGTGAAAGATTTGATTTTTGAGGAAATGAAGTTACCCCAACTAAGAAAT